ATGCCGACGACACGACCCTCGCCGATCACCGCACCCGGTGCGCCGCCCTGGTCGGGAATATGCGTGACCTTGCCAGCATTAAGGCGGCCTTTGTCTCGGGCGGGGACGCAACTTGCTACGACGTAGGCATCATGTCGGAAGACGAAGGGGTAGACGAACGCAGCTGGGCGACCTCCTTCGGCTTTAGCGTTATGACCTGTCTCGCCCCGTAACGTTTCCAACCCCTGCAAAAGTAACCATGTGCGCCGCTATCTCGACCGGAACTTCCTGCTTATTCGGGGTGGCAGGTTCTATCAATAATCTTTTCGTGCAAAGTTACACGGTTAACTCTACGTTCAACCTGTCGGGCACGGTGGTTGACGAGGCTGGCTTGACCAAGACGGCCCGCTACGACGACCGAAAGACTGAGATTACCGTCGACGGCATTTGCAAGACTTCGACGATGCCCCTCCTTGGAGCAGACTTGATTTTTACCATTAATACCGCCTCAGCCTATTCAAGCCCTGGCACGGCTACGGCATCTTACGAGGGGACGATTACGGCTATCTCGGAGAAGGGTTCTAACAAGGACTTTGTCTCGGTCTCCGTAACCGCAGTCTGCTACGAAGGCGTCGACGTAACGCCTTAATTGACCCAGCCCCAAGTAGGGGCATAGTCCAGGCGTGGACCCTCGTTTTCTTAACGCCTATATCGACCCGGCTCCCTTACGGATACTGGGTCGTTCGCTTTATCCGTGGTGCCTCAAGTACCGCGTCCGACTGATGGCGTTCAAGTCTCCCCTGATCACGGGCGACCGCGGCATCACCCCCGCCGACCTTATCTTCGCTTGTCAAGTGTGCGCCGAGGAAACCCTTGGGGAGATTGGATGGAGGGATAAGATACGAGTTATTACTCTTAACCGCAACCCTGCCAAGTTTGAGGCCCTGCTCAAGGCCTTCTCGGGCTATGCTCTTATCCACGACTGGCCCAAGTTCTGGGAGCAGGACAGCAAAAAGACCGGGGGAGACAACGGTTGCCCTTGGCCCCTGGCTATCGTCGCCAACCTGATCGCCTCGGGCATCGAAGAGAAGCGGGCGTGGGAGATGCCGGAGTGTCAAGCGGTCTGGCTTCACTCTGTCTTCTCTATGCGTAAGGGGGCAGAGCTGAAGATTATGACCCCCGAGGAGGAGGCCTTTATGGCGGCAGAGGAGGCCGCGGCTGCTTCCACTTCGGCAAAGGTGAAGACCGACTAACATGGCCCAATCCCTCGAAGTAAACATTAAGACGACCTCGGACGTTCCCCAGGCTATGGACAAGGCCAAGGCGGCCGTCGGAGGTTTCTCTAGTCAGATTGACGGTATCCAAAAGAAGTTTAGCACGGCCTTTAAGGATGTCGCCTTGGGGTTTATCGCTCCAATGATTATCGTTCAGCAGGTAATCTCGACTATCTCTTCTCTTATTCAAGAGGCCAAGCAGCTTGCCGCTGATGGCATTAACATCATCGCAAAAGGTGATAGTCAGTTCTCTAGCATGGAAGAGGCCAAAATGGCTCAGTTCTTTAAAACCAAGGAAGCACTTGAAAAGGAAGCCGCCTCGGTTGAAGCGGGCCGTCGAAGAATTACGATGGACTTCTTAAATAAAACAACAGCCGGTCAAGAACTTTTACGTCAAGAACGCGCCAAACTAGGATACGAAGACGTGCTTGAGCCTGGAGTGATGGCAAGTATTCCTCAGTTCCAGAAGATTGCCTTAGATGCCTTCCTAAACTCTGACGAAGGCAAAAAGTTCAAGCCAATCTTTGAAGAAAAAAAGTCCGCTAACGATGCTGGTTCAATGCTCGGCTCGGGCGTGATCGGCGTCGGCGCCTCTCCGCAGATTGCCCTGGCTATGGAAGCCAACACTAAGCTCGACAGCATCGACTCTAAACTCGGCGAACTCGTCAACGCGGGCATCGACAAAGACCCGACCAAACCCCTTAACCGCAAGTTCCCCCTCTACTCACCGGGTATGTCCCGCTAATTTATGGCAATCGTTAAAACAGGCAACAACCTTACCACCGCCCTGCAACAACCAGGAGCAGTCGTCTCTAATGATGGCTACGGCCTACTGACCTCGACCGTCACTTGGGTTGGTGACGATACGGGTACGCCTATCCTCAAGGGCTCCAACCACCCAGAGTTTGCCTTTATGAAGGCTTGGAAGATTTCCCGCGAATACAGGGCCGCCGAGTATCTCGGGCATAAGGTCGAGTACGTCGGCATCTGCACGGAAGCGGACGGGGAGTCGGAGAACCCTGGTCAATGGACTGAAGCCACCAACACGATCGCCAACATCAGCGGTGCCGCGTCCCTTGCGTCCGAAGGCATTACCTCGCACCCGAGTTTCTTTGACGGCACGGTTCCCTTTGGCGGTGCTGATGACTTGTTTATGATTGCCGGCCACGGCACCGGCACGGCTACGGTCCCCATCTATGCCGCGTCGACACTCTTCCCCACCGAGTACGTTGGCCTAAACGGTGCTCACTTTAAAAAGGGACAAGTACCCGGCACGGGCTATACGTTTACGGGTTTCAAAGACCCAAACTACATGGGCTATTACGGCAAGTCCAACTACCTCGCCCCGACCACTGGCCTGTCGGGTATCATCTACACAAGCAGCGACGCGGTTGTTCAGAAGTTTATCGAGAACGTTGGTCACAGCTCATTACTAAACAGCTGGGCGACTGGTCCTCTGTTGGTCCCGACCTTCATGGGCGAAGACGACTGGGAAGGCCCGAACGGCGCTCAACTCCTTTTGTCTGGCGTTAACTTCGAGCAGTACGGGCATATCTATAAATGCTCCTACCAGATCCGCATCAATTTAGAAGGCTGGCCTCAAGCCGTCTACCCGCTCTTTACTTAACATGGGCTATATCCAACCGGGCACGGGCTACAACTTCGTCAACTCGGAGGACGGGGCGTCGCTTGAAATCCTATTCCCCGAGGTACCCGAACCCTACGGCCCCGAGCAGTTCAAGGTGGAGGTGGACGGCGATAACGTGCGCGTCGCTCAAGGCCGTATCATCGCTATGCAAGCAACTGCGACCTCTCCGATGTATACTTCGGCTCAGGCTCTTACCGAGTTTACGGTTCAAGGCTTTGCCATCTTCCCGACAGGCACGCGCACCGAAGGAGCCGACATCCCTAATTCCCTTTGGGCAAGTGACGGCTATGTGACCATCCAGAAATATGTCCCTGCTGAAGGCGAAGAGCCAGCGTATGGTTCAAATAATTGGGGCGTCTACATTGTACGAAACCAATGTGCGTCTACTGGTGGAGATGGCACTTTTCCTTTGCTGGCGGTAATGGCTGACGACGACGATGCTCACACCAAGTCAACGGCTTTCCCATCAGACACCGAAGGGCACTATAACTGGGACTGCTATCAACAGACGCAAGCGGTCACGATTGATGGGGCGGGTTCTGGTAACTTGCTTGTAAGTATGCTTAACTATGCCCTGGGCAACTATGCCGCCGAGCGCGTTAAGATTGCCTCTATTGTTTATGAGGACGAAACTTGGAAAGTAACCCAGCTGCTAATCGGCACGCTCACTTTGCCCGGCTATGTTGGCGGCGGGGAAATTATCTGGACAGACACCTTGCCACCTTATCCTTCTGACACACTCCCGGGCTTCAAATCTGCGACCGACGATTGGTTTGCGGCTTGGACTGGTTACACCAAACTTTTGACGACTGGCAGCGGATACACGACGGACATCATTGCTTCGTAATTTGACCCCCCTCCAAGGTTAGCCCTCCCCCTTCCACCCCCCGCATCATTAAGACGCCATGACCTGCTCGACCTCAGTCACTTTTAAGCGCGGCACGACCTTCGCGGGGACCGTGACCTACACCCCCGAAGCGGGCGGTCCGGCTAACCTGCTGACGACCACCGTCACCTCTTCAATCATCGACTACTCTGGGGCGGTCTACCCCCTGACGATCACGATGGCGGGCAACGGCCTGTCCTTTGTGGCCTCCTACTCCCCGACCGACGCTTGGACTCTGGGCGGGGCTCGCTGGGATATCCGCTTTGCCTACAGCTCGACGGTCTTCTACTCGGAGACCATGCGCCTTAACATCATCGACCAAGTCACCGCCTAATCATGTCCATCTCCATCTCCTCCGAGGTTCTTGGGACGCT